GGGACTTCTTGACGTGGACGGGTCGATCCTCCTCGTCGTCCTCCTCGTCGTCATCGTCGCGGTCGTCTTCGCGATCGTCGTCATCGTCATCGTCGTCATCGTCGTCCCGAGACTTGCGGCGACGCTCGTCGCCGTCGTCGTCCCTGGACCGCCGGCGGCGACTGCGGCCGTCGTCGTCGTCGCTGCGGTCCTTGTCGACGTCGATGCCCTTCTCGATGGCGACGAACTCCTCCACGGAGATGACCTTGCCGACGGCGGCGTCGAGGTCGTGCAGCGCCTCCTTGATCGTGTCCCACGCTTCGGAGATGTCGGGGCCGTCCGCCGCGTACACCTTGTACTCGATGTTGCGGCGCCGACGGCCGCGCTTGTTGCCGCCCTTGTCGACCTTCTTGATGTTCATCCACGTCCCGCTCTTCGGGCTCGTGAAGTCGCCGACGTTGCTGTCGTCGCCGACGTAGTAGTTCATGAGCTGGCCCCAGACCTGCGGCCCGTAGGTCGTGATCTTGACCTCGAAGTCACCCTCGTCGTCCTCGCGGAGGGTGTTCGAGTAGAACTGGTGACGCGCGCAGTATTTCTGCTTCATGCGACCCCACTCAGCCTGACCCTCCTCGTCGCCCTTCTGGTACTCGGAGTTGATCCTGGCCTGCTCGCGCAGGAACCGCTTGCACCGAGGGCACTTCGTCCCCGACTGCGGGAGACCGCGCTCGGGGTCGATGTGCTCCTCGTCGATGCAGCGCACCGCGCGCTCGTTCGGCCCGACGTCGAAGTGCGTCCACCCCTCCGTGTAGAACTTCCGCCTCCCGGGGATCGGCAGCCAGCGGCGCAGGTTCTTCCCGTCCTCGAGCTTGTCGAAGTCGTTCTTCGACGACCCGCCGCCCTTCGCCCGCTCCTTGTGCTGGCGGAACGCCTCGCGCATCTCGTCGAGGTCGTCGCTCCTCTTCTTCTTGCCTTCTCCAGTCTTGTCTCGGTTCTTCATCGTTCAAGCTCCCGTTCAAGTGTTGTGGTTCAAGTTGTCTCAAGCGTCGCTGTGATCTCGTATCGGCACCGCGACCAGCTTCACCTCGGCGACGAACCTCCCCTGCTTGCCGTAGTGAGCGAAGCCGTGCGCGATCACGCTGTAGCACTTTACCCTCTCGCCGTCCGGGTAGACGTCCTCCCGCTCGAGTATCTTGCCGACCCAGTGGTGGGCGATCGCCCTCTCCTGGCACGCCTCGAGCGTCGGCGCGCCATGGCAGGTCGACCCGTCGTGGAAGTGGAGGTTGTTCGTGTTTGGTTCTCGTCCGTCAGTCCTCATGCGTGGTCCTTGACTCCGCGCTCCAGCGCGGCGTTCTTCACGAGCCCCTGCAGGCTCCACCGCTTCTCGAGGATGGCTTCCACGGCGCCCTTCAGGCGCCGGTGCATGTCCTCGGCGGCCATCCGCGCCCGGAACGCCTCGCGCATCCGCGGGTCGCGCTTGACCTTCATCTTGATCGAGGTCTCGGTGGCGGCCTTGGCGGCCTTCCCGCGGTACTCCTCGTAGAGGTCCTCGTCCACGTTGTGCTCCTCGTGGAGCGCGTCGTCCTTCAGCTTCTCGGCCTCGTCGCGGAGCGAGATCCACCAGCTCAGCAGCCCGGGGAGCCGGCGGAGCTCGGCGTTCAGGTCGCCTCCTATCCGGGCGTCGCGCTGCGGGTACACCGTGATGGTTTTCTTGGTGAACGGGTGGACCGCCGAGATCGGCCCGACCTCGCGCCTCTTCCAGAAGCTCTTCCTCGTCTTCATCCTCTTGCTCCTCTTCTACGGCTTGCCGCTCAACCAGTTGTCCCCGATGCCTCCCTCGACCGCGAGCTCGAAATCCATGAGCTCCCGGTACGGCTGCTTCATCAGTCGGATCTTCTCGGCGAGGCCCTTCTCCGACGTGCTCCCGGGACCCTCGGACACGATCTCGTCGTGGACCGGGAACAGCGGGGCGACGCGGAGCGCGCGCAGCATCTTGCTCTTCCGGATCAGGTTGAGCGCCATCTTCACGATGTCGGCCTCGCTCCCCTGGGCGGGCGTGTTCGTGCACACACGCTCGCCGTGCTTGATCATCTTCTTGCGCTTGTCGTCGTCCTGGATGTACTTGCCGTTCTTGTCGCAGCCCTCCAGCATCATCCGCACGTGGCCGCGCCGCCCGCCGATGGTCGGGACCCAGCCGTGCTCGTAGCCGTGATCGATCATGTGGTTCTGGTAGATCGGGATCTCCGGGTAGAGCTCGTACCAGTCGTCGAAGTGACGCTTGCACTCCTCGAGCTGCTCCGGGTCGTTGGCGTCGCGGCCGGTGTTGTACGCGAGCGTCCACGGCGACCCCAGGAAGATGAGCGCGAAGTTGGTGTTCTTCGAGTACGTGTACTGGTCCGGGAAGATCGGCTTCACCAGCTTCCAGTCGTCCATCGTGAACTCTTTGAGCGAGAAGCTCTTGTTCTCGCCGTGACCCTTCTTCCACTGTCCCGTCTTGTCCTTGCACGTCGCCGGGTCGCAGTAGTGCGGCTTGGCGTGCTTGAACATCTGGATGGTCGTGTACACGTGGACCGCCGACGGCGTCCCGTACTTCTTCATGATCTCGAGCATCGCCGACTCGTTCGTCAGCTTGCTGACGAAGTGGATGACGAGCATCAGGTGGAACCCCGAGTAGTCGGCGATGATCAGCTTGTGGGGCTCGGTCGCTCTGTCTCCCCACGCGGTCACCTCGCCAACCAGCGGCGCGCGGAAGGCGCCGCGGATGCCGTCCGGGTCCTTCTCCTTCCGGGCGGGGATGTTCTGCAGGTTCGCCCCGACCTTCTTCTTCTTGGTCCAGGTCTTGACGACGCCGCTCTTGAGCGTCCGGCTCATCTCGATGTTCCGGTCGAACTTGCGCGAGCTGATGCGACCCGAGGTCTTCGCCCCGATCTGGTTGAGGTCGGAGCGGAGCCGGCCGTCCTCGTCCACGCCGGTCAGGAGCCCGGTCAGGAACGTGCCCTCCATCGTGCGCGCGTTGTTGTAGGCGAGCTTCACGTCCGCCATCTCGAGCTTGTGCTCCTTCGACCACCAGGTGAGCACCTCCTTGTCCATCGACACGCCGCCGTTGTCGGTCTCGATGGTCGGGTGCTCCGGCCAGCCCCACTCGTCGAACAGGAGCTTCTTCATCTGCGGCCCGGACCGCAGGTTGAGCTTCGGGTTCCCGGCCACCGACCGGAAGCACCGCTCGGCCCTCATGATCCGGATCTGCTGCTTGCGGAGGATCTTGCGGAGGACCGGCTGGTCGAGGAGGGCGCCGGCGTCCTCGCACTGCATCAGGGTCAGCGTGAACTCCCGGTCGACGCTGATGTACTTGTCCCAGTAGTCGGTCATCTTGAGGTAGCGGCGGTGGTCGACCGCCAGGATCTGCGTGCTCTCGGCGTCGTCGCCGGCGTAGTCCTCCATCAGCTGGCGCCACGCGTCGACCGTCCGCGGGCCGACCTTGTGCCCTCCCTTGGCTGTGCCCCACTTCAGGACCGCGTCGGTCAGCGCCTCCGGCGGCGGACCGTCCATGACCTGCCGCGGATCCATCGTGATCGCCTTCTTCTTGCCCGGCGGCACGTAGCAGAACAGCTGCCCGTACTCGCGGCGGAACCACTTCAGGAAGTGGAGGGCCTGCGCCTTGAGGCTGTGCTTCACCAGCGTCTCGTCCCGCAGGACGCCGGCGACCATCACGTCGATGTAGAAGCTGTGCGCGAGCTCGGCTTCGGGCAGGCCGAGCTTGCCCATCGTCTCGACATCTTCCTTGTAGTTCTGGTAGGCCAGCCTGGTCTGCCGGTCGACCAGCCAGTCGCCGAAGTGCTCCTTGACGAGCTCGGCCCGCACGACGCGCCGGATCCCGCGTCCCCACGAGTAGGACATCAGGACCGGCTCGTGCGTGACCGGGACGAACTCGGTGTCGACCGCCGTCACCTTCCCCTGGAGGTAGGCTTCTTGGTACAGCTCATCCATGAAGCGCCGCGCTTGGCGCGGCGTCTCGGCGAACTGGGTCGGCGGTCGCTCACCCACGGCGGGCTCTACTTGCCCTTGAGCTTGATCTTGACCTTCTTCTTCTCGTCGGGCTTGGAGGACTTCTTGTCGGACTTCTTGTCGGACTTGGACGACTTCTTCTCGTCCTCGTCGTCATCGTCGTCGCCCTCTTCCTCGTCGTCGTCCTCGCCCTCTTCCTCGTCGTCGTCCTCCTCCTCTTCCTCGTCGTCGTCATCCTCCTCGTCCTCATCTTCATCGTCGTCATCGTCGGACTTTGACGACTTCTTGTCGGACTTCTTGTCGTCGTCGCCGGAGGACTTGGTCTTTCCTCCCGCGACTTGGACGACCTTCGCGTCGCCGACGACGCTGACCACTCCGAACATGTTGCCGAACACCGCCTTCGCCAGAGCTCGGAACTTCTCCGACGCGTCCTTGTCGTCGGTCGCCTCGACCACTGCGGTGATTGTGGCCGGCACGGTCACTACGTAGTTGCTCTTCGCCATGTCTTCTGTCTCCTCGGGTTGATTGAAAGACCGTCTCGCCCACGTCTTCACAAGCTCCCTAGCTTGCGCCTCGTTGAGGATCCCGGTCCAGGTTCGCCAGTCGTCGATGAGGTGGTCGTAGACCTCGGTCACACGTCGTAGCCGGCTTCGCGGAGCGCAGCCTTGTCGGCGTCGCTCAGGTCGACGTCGAGCTTGATCACGCCGTCCTTGGGGTCGCGGAACGCGGTCACCTGGGTCATGAAGTCGGCGTCGCTGTCGAAGTCGAAGTCGCGCTCCATGATCTCGCGCAACTCGCCCAGGGTCTCCGGCTGCTCCTTGAGCACGCGGCGGATGGTGTCGTGCAGGTCGTCGCCCTTCGGGTTCGGGTTCGGGACGTCCTTGATGAACACGGCCCGCTTCGCCTCGTAGCGGGTGACCGGGACCACGGCCTGCTTGGCCGCCGTGGCCGGCTTCGGCCCGTCGTCTCCCAGGGCACTCTTCACGTGCGAGAACCCGCTGCGCAGGTTGCTGATGAACTTGCCGACGCACGCCGTCGCGTCCGGGCAGTGGGTGCACGACACGTCGCTGAGGTCGACGAAGATCCCCAGGCAGTCCTGCTTCAGGCCGTTGACCAGCTTCCCCGGGTCGATGGACTCCAGCAGCTTGATCACGTCGGGCGGGGCCAGCTTCTGGATGGCCTCGTTGAGCTTCTTCTGCAGCGCCAGGTCGGCGTCGCTCTTGAGGGCCTTCACCTCGGACCCGGCGCCCTTGAGCAGGCGGGCGATGCCGATGAGCGTCTTGCGGTCCATGGTCTCCTCCGGCTGCTTCGCAGCCACCTTCGTCTTCTTCGCCTTCGGCTTCGAGTTGACCTTCTTCGGCTTCTTGCTCTTCGCTTTGTTGGTCTTCTTCACGCTGTCTCCTGGCGCTTGCTGGGCGAAGCGCGACGGTACCTTATTGGGATGACAATGTCAACAGAAACTACGGTCCGTCCTCGCGCTCCATCTCGTCGACGACCGCGTCGAACCGCGACCTCCTGTGCTCCAGCCGGCCGATCACGTACGACCTGCGCGCGCCGGCGGCGTCGAGCGCCGGCGTCCCGCGCTCCATCTCGAGGAGCGCCTCCCGGGTGTGCTCGTCCGGGTCCCTGGCGTCCGGCAGCTTGACCACGCGCACCCGCCACAGGTCGGCCAGCCGGTCGGCCAGCGCCAGCGCCTTCTCGTAGCCGCTCTTCCCCGGCTTGGCTCCCGGGTCGCGGTCCCAGATGATGACGATCTCGCGGGCCGCCGTCCTCATGAGGAGCTCCAGCTGGTACTGCGACAGGGTGGTTCCGAAGGTCGCGACGGCCGACCTCCCGACGTGGACCGCGTCCAGGACGCCCTCGACGATCCGGATCGTCTCGCAGTGCCGCGCGCGGTCGTAGTTGAACAGGTAGCGCCCAGGCTTGGCTCCCTTGGGATAGAGGGTCTTCTTCAGGCGCTTGTGCTCGTCGGTCCCGCCGCACCTCGCGCACGGGAGCTCGCGCGCCTTGCACAGCGGCGGGCGCTGCGCCATGTACCGGGCGACGAAGAACGCGACGTCGCCTCCGCTGGTCACCGGGACCACGAGGCGGTTCCGGTAGTACCCCGACTCGCACCACCCGACGCCGTAGCGCAGGGCCTTCTTCGGGCCGATCCCGCGCTCCGCGAAGTATGGCGGCAGGTCGCGCCTCCGGTGGTCGGCGCGCACCGGGACGAACTCGTCGGGCAGCGGCACGAGGTCGGGCTCGGCGCCCCACACCTCGATCTCCCCGGCCAGCCGGTCCTCCACCAGCCGCCGCAGGTCGATGATCGGCTGGTTGCCCTTGGCGTACTTCGCGATCTGCTCGTACGCCGTGAACATGTCGCAGTCTTCCAGGCGGCGGATCGTCGACACCGCGCCGCCGCCCCTGTCGCCGCAGTCCCCGGAGAAGCACTGCCACGCGGGCGCGCGGACCTCGTCGCGGTCGACCACGAGCACCCAGAGCTTGGGCCGCTCGCACCGCGGGCACGTCACGATCAGGTTGCCGCCGCTGCGCTGGGCGTCCGGGAACCTGTCCAGGACGTAGCGCTCGACGTCGAACGCGCGGTCGACCGCTCGAGGGTTGAACAGCGGCATCGGTCACCCGGGAGGCGCGGCGTCGCGCTTCTCCTCCGGTCCGAGCACGGCGCCGCCGCAGGCCGAGCAGACGTTGTCCCCGAGCTTGGAGTACGCCCGGACGCAGCGGGAGTCCCCGCGGCACGCCGCGAGCAGCATGAAGTGGTCCCCGACCTGGCGGGCGTAGCGCCGGCGGCCCGCGCGGGTCCGCTTGTCGCGGTTCGGCCCTCGGTCGGTCACGGCTTGCCCTTACGGTACGCCTCGACCTCGACCTCGAGCTCCCGGACCCGGGCGGAGAGCAGCGCGTTCTGCGCGCGCTGGTTCTCTAGGATGTTGTCCTGGAGGGTGGCCTGTGGCATCGAGTTGAGCGCCTCGACGTCCGCGCGCGTGGTGCCGGAGACGGCAAACGTCCTGCTCGCGTGGCCGGCGTCCCGGACCCAGATCCGCCACGACCGGAACAGGTCGGGCTCCAGCCTGTCGACCTCGGCGCGCTGCTTCGGGTCGCGCTTCACGAGGCCCTCGGTGGTGAGGAACCAGCTCCGCCAGAAGGTGGAGAGGTCCTCCAGCGAGGCCACCGCCGGGCGGTCGGCGCGCAGCAGGTCGATGAAGATGCGCTGGATGGCGACGACGCGCTCGAGGTGCTGCGCGGTAAGGTCGCACTCGATCAGCCGCCGCGCCTGCGCGTTGCACGTCGTGGTCAGATCGTGGATCCGGCTCTGGACCTTCTCGTCGTCGACGAGGCGCAGCTCGGCGCTCTCCCTGAGGGAGACGAGGGCTGCGTACTCTTCGCGGTCGACCAGCACGCGGCGATCGTCCGGCTGGCCGTTCTGTTTCCTGGTTGGTGGCATCTGTCATCTCCTCATCCGATAGTCCGAATGTCGATCTTCGCCCAATCCAGGCGCACCTTCCATTCCCGCTTCGCCGAACCGAACCGATTCTTCGCCAGGTAGAACCGCCCGACCCTCTGCTTGTACTCCTCCCGCGTCTGCTGGAGGATGGCCACGACGTCCGACACCATCACCTTCTTGGCCGAGTCGGCGATCTGATCCCAGTCGACGTGCTCCTTGTTGAGCGCGCCGCGCTGGGTCTGGCTCGCGCCGTGCACCGGCGCGTTGACCTCGTAGCTGATCCGGCGGTTCCCTCGGTACACCGCGCCATAGTCCTCGTAGCCGTCGCGGTCCCGCCCGCGGTCGGCCGGGTCCGGCACCATGTCGTCGGGAGAGTCGATGTAGATCGACTTCGGGTAGAACCCGACCCTCTCGAGCTGCCGGATGTACGCCCGCAGGCCGCTCGGCGTCAGGACGCCCGGCGGGAACTCCTTGACGACGAGGAACTCGCCACGCTTCAGGCCGAGGTTGCGGATCTTCGCGGAGACCTTCCTGCGCTCCTTCTCGAGCATGTTGATTGACACGCCGGTGAACGACGCGTCGAGGCGGTCGCTGACGACCTCTTCCGACAGCTCGGTGGTGATGTATAGCGACGGCGCGTTGCTGTTGATGATCGCGCTCCGGCACATGAACATCAGCGTGTTCGACTTGCCGACGCCGGACGGCGCGACGATGGTCGTCAGCGACTTCGGCGGCGTGCCCTTCGGCTTGAGCTGCTCGTCCATGAACAGGCCGCTCGAGACGCCGTTCGGCTGGTACTTCCTGCGGCGCTCGCGGCGCGCGAGGCGGTCGCGCACGAAGAAGTGACCGAGGCCGCCCTCGAGCGACGCCTGGACGTCGAGCACCTTCTGGAACTCGGCGTCGATGGCGTCGAAGTCCTGGGCGTCCAGGGCGTCGAGGCTGGCGCGCACGGCCCGGTCGGTGACCTGGTTCTTGATGAACTTGAACAGCTCCGCCTTGACGTAGCTGCGGTCCTTCACCACCTGGTCGATCGTGTCGACGAGCGCCTCGATCGAGTCCCGGTTCTTGCTGGTGACCCGGCCGGTCTTGCCGTCGCGCTCCAGCTCGATCTGCAGGGCGTCCTTGCTGATGCCGACGCCGTTGTCGCGGGCGTACCCGACGATCTTCTGCGCGACCCAGCGGAGCGCCGGGGTGCTGAACAGGCGAGGGTCAAGCTTGGTGCCGGAGGTGGTCGCGAACTCCTGGTCCGCGTACAGCACCCGGAGCATCTTGCGCTCGAAGTCCTTGCCGTAGTCGATCTTCCACGACGGGGCAACGTCCTCCGCGAGCTCGTCGGCGACGCCGTCGAACCGGCTCCGCGGCGCCTTCGGCTTCACTCGAAGGCCCCGCTCGCCCGGATCCTGCGCAGGGCCGCGACGAACGCGTTGCGGTCGCACTCGAGCGCGCCGGCCTCGACGGCGCGCTCGCGCTTGCTCTTGCAGACGTCGTAGTGCGGGGTGCTGGCGGACGCCTGGTACCAGCGGCGCCTGACGCCGATCTTCCGGGCCATCGCGTGGAGCTCGGCCGGGCTGTCGGCGACCATGTGGCACATGATCATCCGGCGGTACTTGTAGATCGCCTTGTCGACGTAGACGCTCAAGGGGCGTCCCTCTCGCCGATCGCCCACAGCACCGCGCGGCGCGCGCGCAGCTGGTTCCGCCGAGAGTTGTAGAGCAGGTTCCGCCCGCTGGGGTGCGGGATCCACGCGACCCGCAGCGTCTTGTCGGAGGCGACCGGCCGCCTCGCCGGGATCGAGTTCAGCCCGTACTGGTGCTCGTCGCTGCCGAACTCGCCGCTGCATCCCCAGGCGCGCGCGACGCGCACGCCGAGGAGCAGCACGCGCAGGGGCCTCCCGTCGTGGTAGTTCGCCTCGTCGAGCAGGAACGCGAGGGCGCGGGCGCGCCCTGCCACGGCGCGGCGCGCCGACCAGGTCCCGTCGCACATGTTCATGCGCACGAGCTTGCCGAGCCAGTCCGCGGGGTCGACGCCGGAATACCTGAGCAGCCTGGCGCCGGCCGAGTTGCTGGGGTGCGGGAACAGCGGGAGGAGGGCGTTGGTGTTCGGACCCGGCGCCTCCCCGACCAGCAGCCCGCGCGGCGCCGGCGGCTTGCCGCACAGGCCGTAGCACCTCCACGCGTCGGCGTGCCCTCGCCTCAGGGTCGTCGCCACGAC